TATTATCATCTAATGTAACTTTTTGCTCTTTAACATCACCTTTATTATCTGTTATTATCACTGGTATTCCTGCAATGGAAGTAAAATGCTTTTCCCCATTCAACGGATTTTCACCTTCTAGATAAACGATATCTCCAGCAACATTATTATTTGACGCTGCGATAATTAATACGGCACCATATGGGCTTGGATTGTATTTAACTAACTCCAACCTCGCCGGCTTTACGGTGGTTATATTTGTAATCAATGGCTGTTCAATCATATAAGCCGGTGATTTATCAAAGTTTAATCTATCATAAACCTTTACTTCTCTAACAATTGTATTTGTATTATGTGAAGCCGCAACTGTATCAAATTGTGCTCTTTCTAGTGAGAGAAAAGAATTGCTTGTTGTGTTACCATATTTAACAATTTCATTATCAATCATAATGTAACCAGTTTTTGGAAAAAATGGATCATTCGTTGAAGTAACATTCATGCTTAAATCAGAATTGCTCATTGAGCTTGTCAAACTTACAACAGCAAGGCTTGTTGGATCTTCAGCTCTCCACAAACCTTGTTTACTAATTATGTTATTTGTAACACCTTGTGTCTTTACTGTAACTTTATTTGTTTGTAATTGAACATTATAACTTGCATCAAGTATATTTGACGAATCAGATAATGTATATTGAACATTTGCATGCTGAGCAATTGAGGACTCAAAAAATCTATTAAAATGCTCATATCTTGCCTTATTAAATTCATCAAAATAAAGTCTGCCAAAATCAGCCAAACTTATTTCATCTATCACTTGAGTTATAGATTGGTCATTGCCATATATAAAAGGCATAACTTGAATTGGTTGCATTTGCGTTTGAACATAACTATCTTTAACCATCTCATCATCAAATTTTATATTTGAAATTGCAAACTCATCTATATAAAAAGATCTAATTGTAATTGGAGCATTTTCTATAGCAAAGTTAATTTCTGTTTCTGCTGTAAAGGAAGCACCTCTGCCGCCAATAGTAATATCTTTATTAGAAAATGGAACAAGTGTTCCAGTTGTTGTAACAGTATTTTTTAAATCACCATTGATAAAATACTTAAGAGTATTATCTGAATATGTAGCTGTTATTAAACTAAAACTGTTATTTGATAGTGCAATATTTGATGATACTGTTTGCACACCATTTGAAGTAACCATTTTAAAACCATTAGATGAAGAGTTTGAATAAAATTCAAAACCATTAGATGGAGAGGAATTGTTAAAACAACTTATATATTCACCATTTGCAGAGAATGCACCATTGTGCATTTTTGCATAAATCTCAATAGTAAAATCTCCAGTATATGAAATACTATTAGAATTAAAAATATCAAATGATTGATGATAAGGAATTCTTATATAAGCATTTGATTCAAGCAATACAGATCGACTATCCAGATCAGAAACAATACCAGATTGTTCTGATATTTTAACGTTAGCTAATAAAATACCGTTATTTTGCCGACCGGATCTCTCTATGACATTTACATTAGCAGTTGGTGTCCAGCTATTAGCAGAGAATGTTAGATATGAATCTGAAGTTCTATTCCCATAACTATCATTAGCAACCATTGTATAACATTCATGACTGTATACCCAATCTAAATATGAATCGTATTCTTTCTTAAGAAAAATCTTAAAAGGCTCATTTTGTATTTTATGCTCTGCAAAAAACTCTATCCTTAGAGAATAGACTTTACCTGCTGTTAAATCATATAAATCAGAAGAAAAAGATTCTGGTGTATTGGTGCCAGAATCAACAAATCTCCATTCATCTATAATTTTTACATCATTTAAATAAACCCTGATCCCGCCTTTATTTATGCCGGCTATTAATCGTTGATTTCCAGTATTTGATGGTATATAGTAACCATCAAAAACACCATTGAAAAAACTATCAACAGTGCTTCCATCATTAGCAATAAATTGACCCGACACCCAATTCACAGCTTTGCTCTCCCCTGATTGATCTGATATCTCTTTTGATGCCGTTACTTTTGATGGAGCAACTGATGTCCTTATATCTAGTGCTTTTTCATATGTAGAAAGGTATTTATCTAAAACATCTAATCTAATATCACGTGCATTACCACCCTCCGGGACTGCATACAATCTAGCCCTAAGTGATGAAGAAGCTGTTCGAGCATTATTTGATCTATCTACATTTTTTTCATTAAAATTGAGATGCATAACTGAATTGTTTTTTAAATAAAACTTATCAGGATTAATTAAATAATCTATATCTTTTCTAGGAAAATTTGTCATTAATAGCAAGTGCTCTACAGCTTCCGCCACTGTTGTTTCTTGAAGCAAAAATCCTTTAGTTATCACTTTATCTTGACCAAACTTAGACCATCCAGTTAAATTTGCAGAAACAGTCATGCTGGAAGATGTAGCCTGCCATTCATCAATATAAAATGTTCCAAATGGAACATACTCAAATATATCGTATACGACAGATGCGCCAGTATTATGACTTCTTGCCTTTGTATCCCCGATACCTCTTGCTATTGCAGAAAAAGAATTACCAGAGCCCTTTCTTGCCAATACTTTTTCTTGATTGATATTTCCTGGATTGATGGTGATAACATAGTCATCTCCGGAACCCCCGGATGGGAAATCATTAATATTAAAGACATTTATCGTGTTACTTACTGCTGTAATATTTGAAGATAATGATGTAATAATTTGATCACTATCGTATGACTCCCTCTCCCATCCTGCATACACAAAGCAGCGTAAATCTTTTTTCATATACTTTCCATATAGAGATGCTGAGTTAAACAAATTAAAATCTTTATTTGCGTTATCTAGTGTCAATGATGCAGTATTACTACCACCACCGGCAATTGGCAAACTTGTTTCGTGCACATCACGAACTTTAGAAACATTAAAATTTATAATGTAATCAGTTATATCAACCCTATACATTGGAGCAACTTCATTAACTCTTACATAATCATTTGGATTTTTTGTTGTATAAACTGTTAATAAAATTTTATTAATATTATCATTTGTAATTGATTCTAAATAATGATTAAAATAATATGAATCAATAGGAATCTCACCATCTTCATTGTAAACAAGAGTATTTGTATTATGATATGCTTTTATATTGTAAGCACAAATTTGACCATTATATTCAGATGTTATAATTTTTATTAAATTTACTTTTCTTTCTTCAAACACATATGTCAGGACAACCGGAGATTGCAATTCGTAACCATTTAATGTTGCATGAGTATTTGCTGTACTCTTAACTGACGACTCATATCCAAACTCGTAATGCTCATCTTTTGTTGTTGGCATACAATGCCATTGACCATTAGCAGTAATAACATTTCCATTTGTATCTTTAGCATCGCAAACAGCCCATGTAAATGACTGCCTTTCTATTCCGTTAACAGATTCATTTGGTATAAAATAAAAATCTCTATTTCTTGATTTATTAAATAAAATTTCTTTATCCGATAAAGATCTGCCGGAAGCAAGTAGCCCAGCTGCATTATCTATTATATTTTGATTTGTTTTTGCAGAATTGGTGTAGTTGCTTGATGCTATTTCCGTATTGCCGGATTTATTAATATGACGACTATCTAGCCAGTCTATTAAAATGAGAGGTTTTACTCTTTGTGATATTGAAGATATAGCGTTATTGAAAGATGATGATATATCTACATCGTATCTACCTTTAGTAAGCATTTAAACCTCTTCTAGACTTATAGAGCAATCCCAAAAATACACCTCTTCAGATATATCCCTTCTCACCAGAGTCTCGCTATAATCTTTCACTAATACATTATAACTTGTTTCTGTAGGTGGAGTGTTGCCATTTTCATCTAAATTTATAACTTTCAAAACGTGGTATTGAGGCTTTCCAGCTATCTCTCTTATATAATCACGCCCTCTTTTACCATCCACAGTGTGAGTTTGCGTATTTGGAACATATGACCATGATAAATTAAAAGTCTTTCTTGCACCTCTCGATGTAGATTTATAATATCTAGATTTTCTATTATTCCAATTAACATTTTCTGTAAAGATCGGCTCCACAGAAACATCAAACTTCCTGTTGTGATTTGTTAATGGTTTATCATCTAATAACAAGAATGTCCTTATCCCGCCAATATCTAATGGAGAGCCTGAAGATATAGATGTATTAGAGAATTTAATTGCCTGGGCAGCAACGCTACCTAAATTATTTATAACTATTCTTATTGTGATTAATACTAAATCACCAGCAACAGTTAGATTTATATTTCCATTTAATGAAGCACTTATATTCTTTATAAGTATTGATTGAGCTGAAACATTAGAAGTAGAATTTATCAATACACTTGCAAATGCTTGTTTAATTATAGTTGCATTTGCATCTGAGGATGATGCAATAGATACTGTAGCATTTAATATTTCTTGTGCTGAGGCAGAAAGATTTGATGCTGAAGTAATCGACACCGCAGCAAAAGCGATTTTTTGAGCAGATACTGTCATTGATGAGGAATTTTCAATCAAAACAGCAGCTGACTTTATTCCTGTTCCAAGCGTTAAGGTAACGCCATCAATCACTATAGAAGATTGAGCATATGCAATTTTTGTTGCAGTTATTGAAGCATTACTCTCAACACTTGTTGAGGATCGTATTTGCATTGTAAAATTAACTGATAGTGTAGCGTCACCTGACAGTGAAGCCTGTATTGTTGTTGCTTCATCAACAGTATAAAAATCTATTCCTTGCTTAAATGGTTCAGAAAATGAATAGAATCCAAGCTCCATACTATCTCTCCGTCAACGTTAAGGAAACATCATAATAAGCGCATTGAGTTGAATACTCTCTCCTTATTAAAGTTTCACTATAGGAGTCAATATAGCAATCATAGGAAGTTAAACCAGCGCTTGGCTCGAGTTCTATTCCCACCACGACTGCAGCGGAGCTATTTGCTATAGTGTTTAAAAAATCCCTTCCAACTCGACCATCAACAGTTTGAGCCTGCAGGCTTGGCAGATATGACCAAGACAGACTAAACTGCTTTTTATTTCTTGAATAATATCTCCTTCTATGCCCAGATGCTAAATCAATATCATTAGCAGCAATTTGTTCGCTAACAGATATTTTTCTATTGTGCTCCGTTATCTCTGTTGAATTA